TGGGTTTTAAGATTCGTCGTCTTCTGTCCGTTTCAAATGCCGCTCATTGATGACCATCACATAGTTTCCATTGGCGTATCCCACTATGTTCGGCTCTTCACAGCTTCCGCCCGCAAAGTTTGCAGCGGTGTACATAGCCGCCAGTCCGCGCTCTGCAACGGTCATTTGTATGCTGCAGCTTCCGCCCTCTTCCCGCTGCTTCTTTTCTGCCGCCTCGTTGGCTTCTGCAACAAGTCGGTTCGCTTCCATAAGATCAGCCAGCGATGCCTCGATCCTCTCCGGCTTCTCGTCTATGATCCCATTAGCATAAAGCCCGCAGTATACGCAGTTGCCGATCAGTTTTTTTGCTTCTTCGAGGGTCATGATATTTTTAGTTTAACGATGTATTGCTTATTCATCCTTTTCAAATTCTTGGATATCCGCCATGCACGCCGGATACCGATCCTCCTTTTGTATATCCTGTCCCATAAGGTGATCCGTTCGCATCCTACATAGGCGTCAAGGCAATAGAGGAAACTGAAAAAGGTTTTGATTTGTCTCATGATGCCTTCTTTTTTTTGAATTTGTTGTGGATAATTTCGTTTTCCAGGATATCGGATGTTGTCTGCAAATACATCGAATCAGTCTTATGCTCCACGCTCTCAATCTCTTTTACCGTCTCCCAATACTCTCCGATGGTTATATCCTCGTTCTCTTTTATCAGGTCCTTCATAAGGCGGATTTTGTCGTATAGGTCCATAGGGTCATAATTGGGCGTTCAATTGCTCGATCTCCAAGCGGAGCGCCTGATTGATTTCCATCTCTTCCTCGATGCGATGTTTCGTCGCTGTCACAGTCGTACGGTCCCGGTTGAATAGTTTGCCGATATTTCGGTGGGGTATGCCGCAACGACTGGCCAGCAGGTACATGGTAATTTGCCTGGCGCGTCTGACTTCCATATGACGATCAGGCTTTGCCATATCTTCCAAATGCATCTGGAAATGATTACAGCACAACCCTATTACAATATCCTCATGAACCAACTGTTCGAACTTCGAATGCCCGGGGACAAAGCACATGTTTTTCACATAGTCGGCTATGACGGTTGGTAACTCTTCCGGAGGATGGAGTCGGGCCAGTTGGCGAAAGTCCGATAGGAATAAATCTCGGTTCATGGGGTTATTTCTTATGCTTTGATTCTCCGAACTTTATACCTGCCATAAAAGCACATTCCAGACGATTGCGCAGATAATAATCTGGATCTTTAGTTCCCAATGTTTCAGCACTAAGGCTATTCTTTCTCTTCTCATCATTTGCATAAGTTTCCCATGCTATTAAGTCGGGATGTTTTTCCACTTTCGGCGCTTCGATTCTTTTTCTTGCCATATGTTTATTTTATAGGCCGGAGCCTGGGTTAAAAGGGGTTGTCTTGTGAATAATCTACATCCTTAGACGGCTTCACCTGCGTCCAATTGCTTGTTCTGTTGAATCGAAAAGCCATCTTAGGTCCATCAAATTCCAGCGGGATATGCAGGTTTGGCTCCGCGTTCCGCCATTTCCGCACAATCAGATCCGCTTTGTTCTCTGTGCTCTCCCCGTTCTCGTCCTGGGTTAGGCCTACCACCCAATCCCGGTGAACGAACATGACTACATCCGCATCCTGTTCAATGGCGCCAGATTCCCGGAGATCCGAAAGCTGGGGATACCGGTCGTCGCCCTTTCGTTTCGTGACTTCCCGGTTGAGTTGGCAAAGGATGCAGACGGGAATATTAAGTTCCTTCGCCATGATCTTGACCGCACGGCTGATTTCAGCGATTATATTTTCCCGGTTTTTGTTTTTTGGTTGGTCGGCGCTGATCAGCTGCAGGTAGTCGATGAAAAGAAAGTCCAGTCCTTTCGTCGCTTTCAGCTTGTCAGCCTTCGCCCGGATATCGACAGTACTGACCCGGGTATTGTCTGACACGTAGATGGGTAGCTTAGACGTGCTTCGGGCTATCCGGTCATGGAAACGGTCACGCTCCCGCTGATCCTGCCAAAGGCCCCTGTAAATGCGCTGGAAATCGATATCGGTATCCAGAGAAGACAGCCGGCCGGCGATCTCGTTGTTGGACATTTCCAACGAAATGATCCCCACTTTTCTACCTTCCTTTGACATACCCAAGGCCATCTGCCCCATGAAGGCGCTTTTACCCGCCCCTGGCCTGGCACCGATGACGATCACATTGCCCGGGAAGAAACCGCCGTTCTTTTCATCCAGTTGGCGGATGCCGGTTTTGATGTAGGCATCCGGATTGTTCTGAAGGTGTTCCTGGTGCTTCATGAGACCAATGGAAAGGTCTTCCATATCGTACCACTCCTTCACCATATCCCCGGCGTTAATGTCCCGTATAGCCGTCTGAAGCTGTATGATCTTTTGGACCACATCCCCCTCCAATTTCACGCCGCCGGTAGTCAGTCTGATAACTTCCCGCTCCATCCACATGCGTCGGATGATCCATGAATGGTACTCGATGTTGGCGGATGACACTACAGCATGTTCAAGACTCGCCAGATACCAATCCACATTGGCGCCCGCCAGCTGTTCAATGCCCATAACCTTGTAAACCCTGTCCAGGACCGTCAGAATATCCACCGGATAGCCAGCTGAATAGAGATCGGAAATAGCCTGGTAAACGACTTGGTTCGCATCTGAATAGAACACTTCCTTTTTCAGGATGCCGTGCGTCCTACCGAAAGCGGTCTTTTCGATCATCGAAGCGCCTAAAATGGCAGCTTCCAGGCCCGGGGAATAGTGTATATCTTTTTGAAATTCCATTAAGGTGCAATTTTTTTAACAGGCGGGGCTCCCGATCCAGGTCCAACTTGTGAATTAAGAGAGTACCCCTTTGATTTTTGCTTGTTAAGCCATCCGCCGAATAGCTTTTGATAGTTTGCGGACGAAAATCCGGGCATTTTGTCATTGCAAATGGACGCATTAAATTGAGCCATCCACTTTTGAAGAGCTTCCGGCGTTAATTGTTGGCCCATACAAACATTCTCTACCCATCTGCGATTCCCCCAGACTTCCCCCGCAATTTTCGCTACGTGGTCGATCCCGATGGGTTCAATGGTTTCCCCCATACCCCCTTCCTTATTCCCTTTTTCATTTTCATTATCCATATGGTTGCCCATACGATTTGTCATATGATCATCCACTTGGGGAGGTTTTTTATGGGAAAGGTTCTGCCTCCTGCTTTCTGTAAACTTCTTTCGCTTGTCCTTTTCAAACTCCATCCGCTCATTATAGTAGAGACCGCTGTCGGTCAGCGTGAACTTTTTTTGGAGGGTAGGCCATGCCTGGCCAAAATCCGCACCAAGAACCGTTCGAATCTCTTCTAAAGAGAGGGGGCCTGAATTAAACTGGGCGTCAAGAAGGTCCATATAACAACCTTTTAAATGCCTGGTGAATGTACCGGTGCCACCACGCCAATCAGACCAGTACCATAGTAAGGCAGGATCTTTAGGCATTATGATATTTTTCCGATTACAAGTTGATCAATGCTTTGACAAATTGCTTCTGCAGCTTCCTTGCTTAGGCTTATAATATGGTTCGTGAGGCCGTTATTGTTTTCCATGACTGCGCACCATATTTTGCCTTCCTCCACATAATAACATCGGAAAAAATCACCTTTTTTCTCTATAAGGATCAACTCCAGAACCCTCTTCTTAAAATATTCGGTAATTCCATGGCAGTTTTTGCATAGCACAATCAATTGATCGTTAGGCACATCCCACGGATTTCCGGTATTGGAATATTTCTGATGGTGGATTTGTAATTCAGTATTGCTATCACCGCATGATCGACAGGTGAAATTATCCCGCTGCATAACTTCGAGCCTCTTTCTTTGCCAGCGGGGATCTCTTAATTTTTCTGCATATACCTCTTTAGTATTCATTCTATTGGGCTTTTAATTGGATGTATAGGGTATGGATTAAATTTGCTTTTTCAGCAATCTTGATAAGGAATTTGGCGAATCCTATAGGCGTCGCCTCCCTTTCTTTCTTTGTAATCTCTTTTTTCACCAACCTGCCGGTATACTTTTTTATCTTGCTTGATACGGTATATTCTACCGCATTAAAATTCAAAGGCATATCCGGAACGTCCATTTTCGGACAACCGACTATATAGAGAAGCGTATTCTTTTCGGCCTTATGCCCCCACCAATGTTGGTTCACGCATAGGCTATAGCCGCCATATTCATCGGTGATCCCGGGCATCGGCAGATCCATATGCGCCCAAAGCTTACTACCCCTCGGATGCTCCAATACCCCCCCCCATTGTCTAATCCATTTAATACACTGAATCGCGTATTCCTTTTCTCCTTCTCTTGGCTTTGCGAAGTGCGATAGCTGTCCCCATGCTCTGCAAGGTGGATGGGCCACTATTGCATTACCTCCTGGCCATAGTCTTGCATCTCGGTCAACGTCCCAGCAATCGACCCCCAGCATCTTATAAATGCTATCCTTTCTCACAAATAGGGCGGAAATCATTTGGCTACCTCCTGGTATAAAGCGAACAAATCCGCCTGCTGCCCCGGCTGACATTTCCTGAACATCGCCGCCACCTTCTTTGCACACTCTTCATCCCTCGTCAAGGCTTCCAGGTTGGTTACTCCGTTGCCCTTGGCCTTTACCTTTCTCTCCCTGGCATACCTCTCCTGTTTCTCTGCCCATTGGACGAGATTGGAGTAGGTGAGGGTGTAGGGTGATTTTCTCATAGGATTGAAAGTTGCGCTGTTTGTTCTTTAAATCGGGCGTTGCCGTCGTTAAAATGTTTCTCATCGATCTCCCACCCGTAATAGT